GTATATAACCGCCAGAACACGCTGAACAGGCAGGGCACGGCTCTTGTACAGGTTGAAGCCTATTTGAACCAAAGGAAAATCTACCTGAAGACCAATGTCTACCTCAAACCGGAGTGCTGGAGCCGTGAGGGGGCACAAGTCATTAACCACCCCCAATCTAACGAACTCAACGCAATGCTCTATGAATACATCCTGTATCTGCAAGGCATAGAGTTGGGGTATTGGAAGCGCGGAATACCTGCCACACTCTCACTACTGAAGGATGCTGTCAAGAAGAAAAGTACGGTGAATGTCAGCTTCTTCACTTTCGCTAAGTCAGCCATTGACAATTCGGACAAGAAGCAGTCCACCAAGGACAACCTGCACTCGACACTGGCAGTCCTGAATGACTTCCGTTCCGGATTGGACTTCAAGGATCTTACCTATACATCCCTTCGTGATTTTGAGCAATACTTAAGGGAAAAGGGCAATGCGGTCAATACGATAGCCAAGCACATGAGACAGCTCCGTACCTTGGTCAATGAGGCAATCAACCAGGGATATATGCACGCAGATGCTTATCCGTTCAGAAAGTACAAAATCAAACAGGAGAAGGGCAGACATGAGTTTCTTACCCCGGACGAGCTGAAGAAGCTGGAAACGGTCGAGGTGGAAGAGGAGTCCATGCGCCATGTGCTCGATGCCTTCCTGTTCTGCTGTTATACCGGATTGCGCTATTCTGACTTCTGCCAGCTCACACCTGAGAATTTCATTAGAGTAAACGGCAAACGGTGGCTGTACTTCAAATCCGTCAAGACAGGGGTGGAAATCCGTCTGCCGTTACATCTGCTGTTTGAAAGCAGGGCATTGGGCATTCTTGACCGTTATCCGGATATCGGAAGTTTTGCCGCTTTGCCTTGTAACTCGGAAGTGAATAAGCAGCTTCGAAAGCTGGCCGGGTTATGTGGTATCAAAAAGCGGATAACCTACCATGTGAGCCGTCATACCTGTGCCACCCTGCTGGTTCATCAGGGAGTTGCGATTACAACAGTCCAGAAGTTGCTCGGACATACTTCCGTAAAGACCACACAGATTTATTCAGAGGTACTTTCCAGCACCATTGTGCGTGACTTGAAAAATGTTCAAAGGAAAAAAGTAAAGATGTTTCCTGATAAAGGCTTGAGGACATCTGATTTTATAGACAATCGGTAGATTTCATGAATCCTATTTGTTTTCTATTAATATTGTGACTCTTTAAATTCTTCGGATAATCGGAATATTGCTCCTGATTATTTTTTCAATATGGATTGAATATGAATAGTTTTCACTATCTTTGCAGTTGTAACTAGGAGCTTGATGGCAATAAATATTGTCATCGGGCTCTTTTTTTATTGTCTATCTGTTAAAGTAATGAAATCCCCCGTCTGGCTTCACAGTCTGACGGGGGGAAGTTAAGTCCAATACTAGTTTTGAAAGAATCAGGTTAACAAAGTCTTGACAAAGATAGTGAAATATGAATAGTAAGCAATATGGATATGGATTTATTTTGCATATATATAAAAATCCCGGCAATCTTCTCAGACAACCGGGATAATCAAATCATACTGACTAATGATAACAGGACAGTAAGATTAAACAATTTGGTAAATATAGATCCACATTTTCTTTATAGGACTTTCAATATGGCGGAAGGATCATGGATGAACCGTCACAGTCCTAAAAGACAATTGACAAAAATAGTAAAACAAACCATATTGACAATACATTTTTTGGAAAAACTGCCAGCTTTCTCAAAAAACATAGTAGCTAAAGAATAAAGAAACAGGATGAATAATTTATCATATAACAATTAAACGGTGAATGTGATGGAAATAGATATTGCAAACATTATTAGTGCTGCCGGAACATTGCTGGCAGCTTATTTCGCCTATAATCAGTATACTAAAAACAAACTGACTGATTTAAAAGTGGAATATTTTAAAAAAGAGGAGGAAAAAAGAAGTTACCACCGCAGTGAGAACTCCGCCAAGGTGTTCGGTGAGCTGTGGCGTGTACTTTATGAAACGAAAGCAGACAGGGTATATATCGTACAACCCCATCCTTTGGGGCATATAGCTTTTCTTTCGGTGCAGTTCGAGGTAAAACGAAAAGGTATAGCCGGAATGCGTGAAAACATCCAATCACTTCCCATGAGTGAAGTGGCCGTTTTTGCAGAAACTCTCGCAAAGAATCTTTTCATGTTCTACTCAGATATTGATAACCAGGTTAAGGATAAGGTTGCCAAATCTCTATTATCAACAAATGGATGCAACAGCGTGGCTATTAAACGGCTTAATTCATCTCAAGATTGGGTTGGAAATATCTTTTGTGAGTTTACAGATGAAACGGATTTGAATGAAGATGAACTTCATAAGGTCTTGCATGAAGCAGCGGTTAACATACAATATATCCTGCCGGAATTCAAAGAAAATAAAATCGAATAATTATAATTAATGAGTAGTATGGCTGACGTAAGAAAACTTGCACCGTTTATCCTAAAGTGGGAAGGCGGTTTTGTAAATGACCCTGACGATTTGGGAGGAGCTACCAATATGGGCGTGACTATCGGCACATGGAAATCGTGCGGCTATGACAAGGATGGTGACGGTGATATAGATGTGGATGATTTACACCTACTTACCCGTGAAGATGTTGTTAATCGTGTACTCAAGCCGCATTATTGGGACAGATGGAAAGCTGACGAGATTAAATCGCAATCAGTTGCTAATATATTGGTTGATTGGGTGTGGGCATCCGGTGCGCACGGAATTAAGATTCCTCAACGCTTGCTTGGTGTTACGGTGGATGGCATTGTAGGTCCCAAGACCATTGCCGCTGTAAATGCCAAGAACCCGCGTGAGTTGTTCGACATGATTAAGATTGCCCGGTTCGACTTTATTGAGGATATATGCCGCAAGCGTCCGACCAATAATAAATTTAAGAGAGGGTGGATGAACCGCATAAATGATATCTCTTATGTTGGTTAGAGTTATGAACTGGGTAAGCCGGCATATATTACTGGCTCCCTTCATGTGTCTGTTCCTGCTGTTCGGATCATGTGGCAGCTCGCATAAGGCTGTCAAGTCCGATGTAGAAGTAATCAGCAAAGATAGCGCCAGTGAATCTGTCAACATCGTACACGGATCAAGTACCTCTTTGAGCGAACTTATTACCACTAATAGTAACTATGTGATTGATTTTCGTATCTATGATACCCGAAAGCCGCCCGACAGTCTGACCGATAAACCTCCGTTACTGGCAGATGGGCATATAGAAGGTGATTTCAGCAAAAATAGAAAGAAGGAAACTGCAACCAAAGACAGTACGGAGGTGAAAGCCGATAAGGATATTACTTCTGATATTTATGAAAAAAAGCGATCAGAAACCATAAAAGAGAAAAAAGAATCCACGCTGCTTAAACAAATTGGTTTTGCCTGTGTTTATGTAACCGTTTTGATTGTCGTTATGCTGATAGTAAAGCATTGGTGCAACAGACAATCTTCATCATAAGACTTTAAATTTATAAATTGGACTGCCCCGGCTCGTGATGAGTCGGGGTATTTGTTTAAATACAATTTCCCAATTGGATTACACAATCAACTGAAAAGAATAGAATTTTGCGTATCTTTGCCCTGTGATTTTGGAGTAGAAGCCAATCTCATAATAAAAGTTTGAGAGGGGGCTCGTAATGCACGATGCCCTCCTTTTTTGTAATACGTAATAATGTGACAACAAATATTTTTAGAAATAGGCAAATCCTTTTGAACAAATCCATTGGTATCTTGTTCAATAAAATGTGAAGTAGATTGTCAAAACGTAACTAATCTGAACCGTTCCGGCTTGTGATAAGTAGGGACGGTTTTTATTTTGATAATATTTCTGTTAAAAGATAACCCATGAATTATATGTTCCTTTATCTTTGCACACTATTAACATCAACTTATGTATCATGACTGAAAAAAATCTTATTCCGAAGAGGAATTGAATGAAATGATCGCATGGTTCAATAACCATGCCAATAAACTTCCAAAAGAAATGCAGATTAACAAAGCAGCTTTCACTCCGAATTTGAAACTTACTATTGAAAGCTGTATCATGCAAGCTAAACAAAACTTAGGGAACTATAAGATGGGAGGACCGTTTCTGATTTTGAAACAAATCAGAGCAAATCTTGAAAACAATAAATGATATTCTTTTATTATTTAACAAGAAAATCAAGATATTCTTATCCATTTGCACCATCGCTGCCAAAACACCAAAATCCATTGTCATATCGTGACAATGGAAGAAGCTTGATGGTAATAAATATTGTTATCAAGCTTCTAGTTACCCAACAAAGAGTAATGAAAACTATTCCATATTCAATTCATATTGAAAAAAATAATCAGGAGCAATATTCCGATTATTCGGAGAATGCAAGAAGCCATAGAGCATTAATAGAAAACAAATAGAACTTATGGAATCTACTTATTTTCTATTATTACAGAACAAGATTCAGTTTTATAAAGAAATATTTTTGCACTTATCGTTCGTTTTAACCAATAAAAAATACACCCTCACTTTCCCAAGCAAAGGTGTATATAATTACTCATTTAAAATGGTATGTGAAAAAAATTATTAACTAAAAAGATGCCATTATTCATCACGAACGATAGCATTTAGACTATTTTTGTCAGTAAACGCCTTTACTGATTTAGAATTAAGTTTAATTCAATATAGATGCTATAAAGTTATATATAAATTTTATTTTATCAAAACTTAATTCCTAACCGAATAGAAATGACTCAGATCCATTTATGTGAGATGTGTAAGTATTGTACACATTCACCTAATCTGTTTCAGCCTTACTATTGGTGTTCGTGGTATGGGAAAGAAGTGAGGATTCCGATTAATAAATGTGATAAAAAGAGCGATTAATGAAAGAATCACATACCGGAATAGGCATTTGCCATTGTCGCCAGTGCCGACTTGATAAGAAACATTGTAATCCATCAGGCAGGAAGCACGCGAAACGTTCAATCAACAAGTTTCGTCGCCGACAACTGAAATCAGAGGTAGTAACAGGGCACAACCGTTTCGGCGGATATTGGGCCTGAACACTCAGAAAGCAGATAAAAAAATGGATGGGCAGACGCAAAAACCAACCTCCCTGAATGGCTATTGAAAATACAGAGGGCTATCCTCTTATTTCATGGAGAGAAACAATAATTAAAACTAAATATATGAATACCCAACGTCAAACCGGTACCTGCCGCTCTCTTTCGGGACATGCACAGCGGCATGGGTGCGAGGTCCGTCCCTCTTATGAGATCAGCACTTCGCAATTTTCTGATATGAAAGTCAGGAGACTGACGCGTACTTACGGATTCGGTGGATACAGCATCTACCGTTATCTGGTGAGTGAGGCCCTCTACAAGGGGGAGTATTTCCTTCCCTGGTGTGAGGAGACCGCGCGTGCGGTTGCCTCTTACTGGAATGCCTCTTTGGAAGACATTACCCGGATCGTGGACGGTTGCGTACAGGTCGGCCTGTTCAATGACGAACTGTACAGGAAGCACGGAGTACTGACTTCGGCCGCCATCCAGCAGGACTACCTCAAGTTATGCGGCATGGGCTATATCCAGGAGGAGTTCGCTCTTTCGGCCAGTTGATTCATAAGGTTATTATCCACTAATAAATACATAAGTTTATGCCAAGAACAGCTAAAAAAGGTTTCACCTATTACGGGTTCGATACCGATCATTTTTATGACCCCAAAGTCAAGAGACTCAAAAATAAATTCGGGATGGAGGGCTGGGCCGTGTTCCATTTCA